CGAGAACTTCCAGCTGGCCCTGCGCGTCCTGCGGAACCAGGGGATCCTCGAGAAGAAGGGGAGCCGCCATTTCCGGGGCCCGAACTTCCCGGCCCGGTCGGCGACCGGATCGCGATCGACAGAGGGCGACGGGGAGACCAGGCGAGCGCCGACCGCGTCGCAGATCTCAGGCGAGGTCATCGGCTACTTCAAGCGGCGACCGAAGGATCACCAGGTCACCTGGCAGCGGCTCCTGCGCGCCGTCGCGCAGGCCTTCCAGGTCCGGGAAGACGAGATGGACGACTTCCGGGAGAACTACGCCGACGCGCTCGCATTCCTCGAGCGGGCCGGAGTCGTGATCGCCCCTTTCCGGGGAAAAATCCGCAGGGGGCCGAAGTTCCCTGGCGGCCGATCGGCGCTCGAGATGGACCGGCGCCAGCGAATCCTGGACATCGAGGGCCGCAAGATCTGCCCTTGACATCGTCTCGGGACCTCGGGTAGACCTACCCGGCAGTACAACCCAGTTCCCGCCGAGGCGGGGAAGGCCCTCGCAAACGACGGCCGACCCATCTCGGGCGCGTGCGACCGGCAAACCGGCCGCCTGGACGACGGACCTAGTTCCGTCCAGGCGGCCGTTTCGTTTTCCGTCTGGACCAGCAATCCATGCCAGTCCGAGGAGGACGACCCCGGTGAAGACTCTCAAGCAACTGCTCGAGGAGCGCGCGGCCAAGTTCGCCGAACTCAAGGCCCTCAACGAGCTAGGCAAGAATGAGAAGCGCGAACTCACCGACGAGGAGACGGCCCGCTTCGACGAGCTCGACGGCGAGATCGCCGACCTCGACGAGAAACTCGCCCGGGCCAAGAGGAGCGAGGACCTGGCCGCCCGCGAGGCAGCCGCAGCCGCGACCGCCCCTGGCGCCCCCGGCCGCGACGACGCCGGCGGACCCCCGGCCGAGCCGATCGACCACAAGGCCCTCGAGGCTCAGCGCGGCCTGGCCTTCCGCGGCTGGCTCCGCGGTCCGCGCTACGCCCGGAAGGAAGAGCGCCAGGCCTGCGAGCACATGGTGCTCGACTTCCGCTCTCCCGAGATCCGCGTGAACCTCGTCCCGGACGGCCTGCGCGAGGCCTACGCCAAGGAGCACGAGAGCCGGGTCCAGCATCCGGATTCTGGCGTGGCCGGAGGTTTCCTCGTCGCCCCCGTCTTCGTCAAGCGGTTCAACGAGGCGCTGCTCGCGGCCGGCGGCCTGAGGGCCTTCGCCGAGGTCGTGGTCACGGAGAACGGCGCCCCGATGAGCTGGCCGGGGGCAGACGATACTGGCAATACGGGTGAGCTCGTGGCCAAGGGCACGACCGCCGATTCCTCCTCGCAGGACATCGCATTCAGCGAGCAGAACTGGTACGCGTTCCAGTACGGCTCCAAGGCCGTGCCGGTCGCGAACTCCATGCTCCGCGACTCCGGCGTCGACCTCGAGGGCATCGTCGCGGCCCTCCTCGGGAAGCGGCTCGGCCGGATCACGGGCACGCATTACGCCACCGGCACCGGCGCGGGACAGCCCGAGGGAATCGAGAGCGGCTCGGTCCTCGGCGTGACCGCGGCCAGCGCCACGGCCTTCACGGCCGACGAGCTGGAGGACCTCATCGCCTCCGTCGACATCGAGTACAGGAGCGGCGCGCAGTTCCTCGTCCACGACGCGGTGCGCTCCATCATCGGGAAGATGAAGGATGGCGCCGGCCGCTACCTCTTCCGCGGCGAAAACGAGTCGACCGAGAATCTGATCGTCCACGGCTACCCGGTCCGCGTCGACCAGGGGCTCTCGGCGGCGCCGGCGTCCGGCGAGCAGTCGGTCTTCTTCGGCCAGCTCGCGGAGGTGAAAATCCGCGACGTCGGGCTCATGGACTTCAAGCGCGACGAGTCGCTCTATGTCCTCCGCAACCAGGTCGCCTTCATCGGATTCATGGAGACCGATGCCAAGGTCGCCAACAGCGGCGGCGACCCGATCAAGCACATCGTCCACTAGTCCTCAGCCCAGGAGAAAAGACGACATGGCAGAAGAACTCACGCTGACTCGACACCAGCAGCGGCAGGCCGACAAGGCCGATCGAGTGGCCGAGAACAAGCGGAAATTGAAGGCCAGCGAAGGCACGGTCAAGGTCAAGGTCCTGACCGCCCTCGCCGGTAAGCGATGCTACAACCCCGGCGCCACGATCGAGGTGCCCGACTTCGAGGCCGAGCGGCTCATCGAGGCGGGCGCGGTCGAGCGCATCGCGAAGGGAACCAAGAAGGCATGAGCGGACTCATGAACGGGCTCGAAGCCCTCCAGATCACCCAGAAGTATATCGACATCACGGCGGCCGGACAGACCGACGTGGAAGGCGCGACCCGGATCGACATGCAGGGCTTTCACGAGGCGGTTTTCGTGACTCAGCTCGGCACGATCACGGGCTCCGGCCAGGTCGACGTGACCGTCCGCCACAAGGCCACCGACGCGGCCGGCGACAAGACGACCCTCACGGGCCAGCTCATCGGATCGGCCAACAGCGACAAGGCGATCGTCCTGTCGATCGTCAACCCGGTCGAGCGGTATCTCGACCTGATCATCGAACGCAGCGTCGCCAATTCCGAGGTCGACAACGTCCTCGTCATCCTCAGGCGGGCCAACGACCATCCCGTCGCGCAGCCCTCCGCGATCGCCGACTCGGCGGCCGCCATCGCTCCGGCGACGGCGTAGGAAGGGGGGCACGTGGCAAGAGAAGCCGGACATCATCCCGACCGGGCCTTCATCGGTCAGGACGGGGTCCTCGATCTGTTCGGGACCCAGCTGCGAGACGTACGCCTCGAGGTCGATACGGTCGCCGCGACCGGGTCGGCCCAGGGCGATGCCGCCCAGCTGGCCTCAGGGTTCTCCCTGGTGACCGGGGCCGATGCGACGAAGGGCGCGGTCCTGCCGGCCGCCGAGGCCGGTATGGTCGCCATCGTCAAGAACGAGGACAGCGCGAACGCCGTGCTACCTCTCTACCCGGCATCGGGCGACGGCATCAACGCGCTCGCCGCAGATGCGTCGCTCGACATGGCGGCGAAGACCAGCGTCCTTCTGGTCGCGCTCGACGCCACCACCTGGTACACGCTACCGCTGCTCCCGAGCTAGCGGATGCGCCACGGTCTCGCACTCGTCACCCCTCCGGCCGTCGAACCTCTCTCGACGGCCGAGGGGAAGACACATCTCAGGATCGACCACGATCTAGAAGACTCGCACATCGATGAGCTCATCGAGGGCGCGCGTCAAGAGGTCGAGACCATGACGCGGCGGTCACTGATCACGACCGAATGGCGGCTCACCTTCGACTGGTTTCCGGCCGTGATCGAGCTGCCGCAGCCGCCGCTGCAGACTGTCGACTCGATCATCTACACCGATACGGATGGGGTCGAACAGACGCTGGCCACGTCGCTCTATCAGGTCGACGTCGATCGCGAGCCGGGTCGGATCATCCCAGCACCAAACACGACCTGGCCGACGACCCAGATCGACCGACTCAACGCGGTTAAGGTCGCCTTCACGGCTGGCTATGGAGCGGCGAGCACCGACGTACCGCAGGCGCTCCGGCACGCGATCCGGCTCTTCCTGTCGCAGATGTACGGCGTGCGCGAGCCGGTTCTCGTCGGGGCCGGCGCTCGTGAGGTCCCGCTCGGCGTGATGGACCTCGTGCGCCAGTACACGTGGGGGAGCTACCCCTCGTGACGTACACCCCGTTTGTCCAGGCCGGCGACCTTCGGCACCGGGCCGCGATCCACGATCCACCCCTCCCCGGCGACGAGGAGCGCGACGCGTACGGCGGCGTGATCCGGTCGGGCCAGGTCATCACGGAACGCTGGACCCGGATCGTGCCGCTACAGGGATCGGAGCGAGTCGAGGCGAACGGCGTGGCGGCCGGCGTCACACACAAGGTCCTACTCCGGCCGGTCACGCCGAAGCCGTCGCCGCGGGCCTGGCTCGTCTACGACGGCCGCAGGTTCGAGATCCGGAGCTGGCTCGACGTCGACGAGCGCGGGACCATGATCGAGTTGCTCGTAGAGGAGCAGGTCTAACCATGGCGCGAGCGGATATCAGGCGGCTGCGCCGCAAGGTCGCAGTCTTCACGAAACGAGTCGAGACCCGGGTCGCGCAGACCATGGTCCGAGACGGGGCCCGCCGCTTCGAGGGCGAGGTACGGCCGCGGGTACCGGTCGACGAGGGCCAACTCCTGCAATCGATCCGGGCCCGGGCCGGCTTCCTCGGTCGGCGGTCGGACGAGGTCGGACCGGCTCCACCGGGCGCGGCCGCGCAGGCCGTCGTAACTGGTGCGCCGCATGCCGGACACGTCGAATTCGGAACGTCGAAGATGTCCGCTAGGCCGTTCATGCGTCCGGCCTACGACGTCGCCGGCGACCCGATCCGCCAGGAGATGGAGCGGCGCGGCGTCCGGATGATCGAGCAGGCAGCGACATGAGCCACGTCGATACCGATGGCGGGCTCTATCTGCTCCTGATCGCAGACACCGACGTAAGCGACCTGGTCGCGGATCGCGTCTACCCAGGGCGGGCGTCGCAGAGCGCTGAGTATCCGCGGATCACGATCCAGCGGATCTCGACGCCGAGACTGATCGACATGCAGGGCCCGTCCGGTCTCGCATTCCCGAGGACCCAGGTCGACCTATGGTCTCGGTCGCCGGAGGAAATCAAGACCCTGGCGCACGCCGTGCGGGAACTCCTCCACGGCTACAGCGGTCCACTTGGCGACGAGGTCGCGCAGCTCGTGCACCTGGTCGACCAACACGAAAGCACCGAAGACGCGGACGACGCCAGCGGCGAGCCCGTGTTCCGCATCAGATACGACTTCAGAATCGCCGCCGAGGAGTCTCGGCCCAACCGTCTCTAGGAGAACCAACCCATGGCGACAGTTGCACGGATCGGGTACGGGTCCTCACTGGCGTTCTCGACCTTCGCCGGCGAGATCACGTCGATCGGGATCTCGTCCGAACGCGATCAGCTCGACGTGACCCACATGGACTCGCCGTCGGACTCCGGCGGCAACGGATTCCGCGAGTTCATCGGCGGGCTGCGGGACCCGGGAGAACTCACGACGGAGCTCAATTTCGACGCGACGGAGACCGACCCCCAGGAGCTGGGATCGGACAGCTTGACCATCACCTTCCCCGACGGGTCCACGTGGACTTGGGACTCGGCCGAATGTACCGGGTACGAGGTGGACGACCCCGTCGGAGAGGAGATGTCGGCGACTGCGACCTGGAAACTCTCTGGCGCGCTCGTCCAGGTCGCGGCATAGTCCGAAGCCAACCACCACCGATAGGAAGAAACGAAAATGGCAGATCTCACCATTGCCGAAGTCGTCCGCGCTGGCGTCCTCGAGACGTTGACGGCGGTGGCGGCCGCCGGCGACGCCGTCTCGAACACGGGCGCGTTCAAGGGGCGCGTCATGGTCACCTTCAGCAACGCGCACGCGACCAACCCGCGGACGATCACGATCGTCAGCCAGGAGACGCGCGATACGGAGCTGTCGCTGGCCGTGGCCGATCCGACCGTCGTCCTCGCGGCCGGCGAACGCTATGCCGTCGGGCCTTTCCCGACCGGCATCTACAACGATACCGCCGACGCTAAGGTGAAATTCACCTACAGCGACTCGGGCGCGGATCTCTACGCGCAGGCGAAGAAGCTCATCCCCGCGAAGGGCTAAGACACTCCTGGTCCGGATCGGTCGTCTGAGCGGGCGGCCGGTCCGGACCTCTTTGAATAGAGGGCAACATGACAGACGAAACGACGACCATCGAACAGCCAGCCGACGAGACCACCGAAGCGACAGCCGAAGCCACGAACGGATTCCTCTCCGCGGACGACATCCTCGGAGCCGACGACCAGGAGTTCGCCATCGTCGAGGCATGGGGCGGCCGCGTCCGCATCAAGACCCTCGAGGGCCACGAACTCGGCCGGATCCAGGTCCTCTACCAGGCTCGGAAGGGCAACGTCCCAGACTTCCGCGAACGGATCGTCGCCGCGACCGCATGCGACGCTGAGGGCAATCTCATCTTCAAGCCGGCTCAGCTGAAGCTACTCGGCAAAAAGAGCGCGGCCGAGATCGGGAAGGTCTACGACGCGGCATGCCGGCTCAACGGTCTCTCCGACGAAGACAAGGCAGAACTCGAGGGAAACTGAAGAACTCCCACGCGCGGCGGTTCTGGTTCAGGCTCGCCGTGCTGTGGGGGTGTACCGTGAAGGAAGCGCAGGCACGGATCAACGCGCGGGAGTACGCCGAGTGGGTCGCGTTCTACAGACTCGAGCCATGGGGCACCGAAGCGATGGACATCCTTTTCGCCGCTTTCACCCTTCGAGTCGTGTCTGCGCTGGCCAAGGGCAAGTCGACGATGGATGACTTCCTGGTATTCTTCGGCGACGAGGCCGGTAAGAGTGGCGGCAAGATTACGGATCCGGAGGCGCAAAAGCGCTATCTAGCGAAGCGGTTCGGAGGGATCTAAAGCGTGCCGACGATCGGGTCTATCGGGGTCAACATCATCGTGGCGACGAAGAAGTTCGCCCGTGATATGACCTTCGTCGCGAAGACGATCGGCAAGACGGGCCGGGAGATGGACCAGTTCAGCAAGAAGGCTCAGGGCTTGGGGGACAGTCTCGATCAGGCGTCCACTGCGCTCTTGGCCTTCCGGGGCGTGGGGGCGCTCGCGCCGGTCGGCGGGTTCGCGGCTGGTGCCCTCTTCGCCGGCGGCGCGGCTGCTGGGAAGGAGCAGGTCTCGAGTCTGCAGAAGGTCAGGCAGGCGGCCGTTATGACGGCGGCCGCGGTCCGCGCTGCGCCGCTAGAGATGCAGAAGGCCGACGGGGTCTTCGCGCGCGCATCCGCCAACATGATCCGGGGCATCAAGCTCATCCGGAGCGAAGGAGTCGGGGGCCTGCGGACCGTACGGGTCGCTGTGCAGGACGCGGCGCGCCATCTAGAGACGGCGTCGAACCGTGCCTCGACATTTGCCTCGCTGCTCGGGAACACAGTCGGGGCAGGCGCTGGTCTAGAGAGGCTGGTGCGCTTCCTCGGAAGTCTCTCCGCCGAGATGACATTCCTCTCCTCGACGGCCGGCTTCCTGCAGGCGACGTTTGCGAAGCTGGCCAGGGGTGGGCTCGACCTCGTCTTCGCTGCGGACAGAGTGTTCCGCGCCTTCCAGAACATAGGGATCAGTCTGGAAGCGTTCGGCCTGACCGCCGGAGGACTCGAGGGGATCATAGGGAAGGTCGCCCGCGGCTTCGATTCGCTCTTCGGCAAGTCGGGCACACTCACCATGGTCATGACCCAGCTCGACGAGGTCTTCGCTAAGCTCGGCGTTGACTTCAGAGGGGTCGAGACCGGCGCCGGCGGCCTGGCGGGAATCCTCGGCCGACTAGAGACGCGGATGTCGGCGCTGGCCGGCGTGGCCGAGGGGGCGGCGTTCGCACACACCGCGCTCTCCAAGGCGTTCGCCATCAAGTCGCCGATCGAGGCGACGACCAACCTGATTACGAACCTGAGCAACCGGTTCTCGAACTTCACGCTATCGCTGGAGAATGCGAAAGCCGAGTACACGGCGCAGATCGCAGTCCTGCAGAAGTTCAAGGAGAGCATCTTTGGTGTCGAGTCGGAAATGACCCGGTGGCAGAAGGTCGCTATCGGGTTCGTGACCAAGGCGATCGAGATAAAAGCCGCGATCAGAGCGGCGGCCCTCGGCCTGAAGACCTTCGAAAAGAGCCTGGTCGGCAAGGCCACTGTCGGCGTGACCCGGTTCGCGGGGCGGCTGGTCGGCGCGGACAAGGCACTAAAGCTGGTCCGGGCCGGCTTCATCGCCGTCAAGGACGCGGCCGTGGGTTCGGTCAAGGTCACCGCGGCCGTCGTCGGAGGCATGGCCAAGGCGGTGGCCGATGCGGGTCGGGCGGTCGGCTCCTTCGCCTCTCGCTGGCTGACCGTCTCGGGCGTCATGGATCGATCGGCGGCCGCCATCCGGTTCACCGCGACGACCCTCAAGGACATGAGGCGAGCAACCCTGGCAGCGGCCACGGCCGTCAAGACGAAGCTGGTCGGAGGAGTAAAACAGGCCGACCTCGCCATCCGCCGGCTATCCCTGACAGCGACGGCCGTGCTGAAGCCGCTAAGGCTCCTCACCAGGCTGGTCGTGCCGCTGCTCCTCTTCGGGGCCTTCGCGGAAGCCACCGTCGGGGTCGAACGGTTCAACCGCGAGATCCGGAACTCTGCCGCGATCATGAAGGGCGCGCAGAGTCGGATGGATGAGCTGAAAGAAGCGGCCAAGCGCGTGGCCACAGAGACCAGGTTCTCATCGGTTGAGACGGCGCAGGGACTCCGCTTCCTCGGCCAGGCTGGATTCGATGTCAGCGAGTCGATCGCCGCGCTACCCATCGCGGCCAAGTTCGCTCAGGCGGCCATGGATGACATGGGGGAATCAACCGACAAGCTGACCGACATCATGCTCGCCTTCCAGCTCCCGGCCGGGAACGCCGAGGAGAAGATGCGCAGCCTGTCGCGCGTCGGCGACGTCCTGACGGCGGTCCAGAGCGAGACGACGACCAGTTCGACGCAGCTGGCCGACGCGCTCGGAAATAAGGCGGCCGGCGCGGCCCGGATCATGGGCCTATCGTTCGAGGAGACGGCCGCTATCCTCGGCGTGTTCGCCGGCGTCACGGTGAAGGGTGAGAAGGGCGGCCAGCAGCTCACACAAATCCTGATCAACCTCGCCGACAACGCGACCAAGAACAAAGCGGCCTTCGAAAAGATGGGTATCGAGGTCGAAGACAACACCGGGCGAATGAGGCAGTTCTCTGGCATCGTCAGGGACATCGTCAAGTCGCTCGACGGCCTTAGCGTGACCCAGCAGTTCAACCAGCTGCAAATGCTCGGATTCACGAAGCGGAGCAAGGGCGCGTTGCTGCAGGTCGCCGGCCTGAGCGACGAGATGGACCGCCTGCAAAAGGTCGCCGAAGGGGCCGGCGGCAAGATGGACGACGTGACCAAGAACCAGATGACGCCGTTCGAGAAGGGGTGGGCGAAACTCCGGGTCGCGATCATGGATTTCGGCGAAGGTGCATTCGGCCCGACCATCGACGCGATCGGGCGCGGCATGGGGAAGATTGCAGAGAGCATGCTCCTCGTCTCGCGGACCTGGACGACGGCCTGGGAACTGATCGGGGTTCAGATCCTCATCGTCAAGGACGTGATCACCAAGGCATTCGAAGCCGTGCCCGTCTTCTTTGGGAGCGTTGGGATGCTGATGATCGATTCCATGTCGGCGACGTGGGCGGCGATCAAGAACATCGGGATCTCGACCGTGCTCGCTGTCCAGGCCGGCTGGAAGACCGGGCTAGATGAGATGATCTCGGTCCTGCCTGCGTTCATTGAAGCTGTCAAGAAGGCCTTCGAGTCTGTCGGGGTCGTCGCGGGTTCGGCGGCGATCAATCTGGCCTCGGCCTTCAAGGCGGCATTCAAGGGGCAGGACCCGCGCCAAGCCTTCCTGACAGCGCAGAAGCGGACAACGTTAGACATAATCAACGCGTCGCTGGCAGCTACGCGGTCCTTCGATGAGTTCAAGAAGAAGGGCGAGCAGACAGCCGTAGCTATCGAGGATTCAGCTACGAGGGCCTTCAAGAAGTCGATCGACGAGGGACTGGTCAACGAGCTCGCGGCCGTGCAAGCCAAGTTCGCCCTACTGTCCTTCGACCTTTTTAAGGGGATCGAGCCAGACAAGGCACTGCTCGATACCTTCGACGAACTCGCCAAGAAGCTAGCCACGCTGGTCGACGGCTTCGACGCGGCCGCGCAGCTGGCCGACGCGATCAAGGAGGACGAGGCGCCCGCGATCCCCAAGGGCATCGACATCTCGGGCGAGGAGCCGGGCGGGGTCGCGGCGCTCCTCAAGGGCTCGGCGGAAGCCTTCAGCGCGACGGCCAGGGCGAAGCGGCAACAGCCGATCGAGCAACTCAACGCGGAGGCGAAGCGGCAGACGGGCATCCTGCGCGCGCAGCTCGACGAGCAGCAACGGCTCCGCGACGGGCTCATCGAACGGCCGCGGATCACTCTCGAACTCGGCGTGATCGGCGGGGGCCGATAGATGGCCGTAACGAAGGTAACCCAGCTATGGCGCGGCCGATCGCACTCGAGCGATGCGCAGGGCGGCAGGACCTATCGCCGGAAGTTCGACGTCTACACCGACGACAAAGCGACCGAGCAGAGCGAGGTCCGGCAGGCGGTCGGGGTCCCGCGCATCGGCGACATCTACCCGGAGGACACGGGCGCGACGGTCATAGGTCTCCAGGTCGAGCAAGAGCCGAACCACGACAAGCTCTGGCACGTCACGGCGAACTACAGCACCGACACCGGCAACCAGAACACCGGCGCCGAGGAAGAGAACCCGCTGGACCGGCCGGCGGAGCTCGAATGGTCCTTCGTCCAGTTCACGAAGATCGCAGAGACGGACTTGAACGGCGAGGCGTTGCTCAACAGCTCCGGCGAGATCTTCGACCCGCCGCCGGAGATGGACGACTCCCGGCCGGTCCTGAGAATCGCGCGGAACGAGGCGGCGTTCTCGGCCGCGCTGGCCGTCGACTTCATGGATGCCGTGAACCTCGACGCGTTCTTCGGCGGCCAGCCGGGACAAGTCAAGGTGGCAAGCATCTCGGCCGTCCGACAGTTCGAGAACGATGTCGCATTCTGGCGCGTCGTCTACGAGTTCCACTATCGGCGCGAGCTGTGGGATCTCCGTGTTCTCGACCAGGGGTTCCACACCTTCGACGGCGTGACGCTTGACGTGATCCGAGAGCTCGTCAATAACGTCGATGATGGCCCCGGAACCTTCCAGCCGGTGCAGAAACCAGAGCGGCTAGACGGGATGGGAGGTAGACTCGCGCCACCCGAGGCGAGCGTTTACCTCCCGTATCAGGTCTACAAGAATCGAACCTTTGCAGATCTAGGACTGCCCTAATGACAACCGGATTCACGCGGCTCGAGGGCGACGTCCACATCGGCGGGACTCTTACAGCGTCACAGGTAGCCTTCGCGAAGATGCTCGAGGCGATCCTGCAGATACAGAACGTCAGCTCGTCAGTCACACTCGAGCAGCCTAATGTTGTCTACAACACCGACACGGCAAGCCAGGGCATAGAGGCAACGTTGCCCGATGCTGCGGACAACGACGGGTGGCTATTCGTCGTCAAAAACGCAGGCGTGAATATCATGGGCGTTGTTACGACGGGCGCGGACACGATCGACGGTCAGTCGAGCATCATTCTCACGCCGGACGGTTTCGCCGTCTCGTTCCTGAGCACGGATGGCGAATGGAAGAGGATCGCTCAGTTTGCAGAGAAGTCGATCGAGGGCCTTGGCCTGGGGTTCCGACCGCCGTTCAAGCACACGTCGGCGACCTTTACAGAGATCGGCGAGGTAACAAAGTCTTACGCGATCCGGGACTCTACGGATACCTTCACGATCAAATGGGTCGGCCGGTTCGTCTTAGATATCACCAAGAGCGGCGCCGGGGGACTCGACACCGGAGCCGAGGCGGCGGACACCTGGTATTCCGCCTGGGTGATCGCGGATACAACCGGAGTTGAGTCGGTCGCCGGCATCATGACGACGAGCCCGACTGCACCAACCCTCCCCTCCGGGTACGACGTCAAGGCGCTTGTCGGGTGGGTGCGGAACGACGCGGGATCCGATCTGCGACGATTCATCGAGTCGGCTTGTGGCGACAAGCGCGTCTATCGGTACGACACCGACCGCGCCGACCTCCTGGCGCTGTCGAGCGGGAGCGCTACCGCGTTCACTACGGTAGATCTAGCAGAGTGGATGCCGCCGTCGGGTTCGGATATCGCGCAGATCTTGATTGAGATCGACACGAACGCGGCCGACCAGTCGGTATCATTGCGGCCGCCAGCGTCGACGGAGCCGACTCCGCCGGTAAGGGTCAAGCCCGGATTCTCAACGTCTCCGGAGAAGGTCAGCACGATCCTAGAGGCGATCATCGAGGGTCGCGCAATCGACTACGCGGCAAGCAATGCAGGGGCGAACGTCGACCTCTACATCCTCGGGTTTGATCTCTGCCTGGAGTTCTAGCGAATGACACTCACGACATGGGACGGCGATTGGCACGTCGGCGGCCGGCTAACCGCCGATACGATGGTCTTACCGAACGATGCGGTGGCAGATGCTGCGGTATCGTCAGCCGCAGCGATCGCCACGCACAAGCTCCGGCACCGGCACCTGGCAGGGCTGACCCAGGCCAGCGCCACGACGGCGACCACCACGCGGATTCCGGTCCTTGTCGTCAGGGGATCGGCGGCCGAGGTCAAGGCGCTTGTCGCTGGCCTTGTGAGCAAGAACATCGGGGCCGCGACCGTCACGATCGACCTACTCAAGAACGGCGTTTCGGTCCTCTCGTCGCCGCTCGTACTCACGAGCACGCCGGTGGATTACGAGGTCAGCTCCGCGGCGATCAACCTGCCGGACCTGGTCCAGGATGACGTGCTCGAGGTCGACGTAGTTGCGGCCGCCGGCGGAGGAACGCTCGGGACCGGCCTCTTCGTCGAAGCCGTCGTCGATGAGGATGGCGCATAGATGCCCAAGGGGATCATCGTTGATCCCAGTGCCTGGCCGCGCATCGTCGATGCCGTCCGGCGGGTAGAAGGTCTCCCCCGGAATACGGCGAAGAGAACCCAGCGGCAGCTCCGGATTCCGCCGCAGACGATGCTCGTCGAGGGCGTCCTAAACGAGGACCTGGCGGCGCCGGTCGACGTCAACACGCCGGAGACTGCGACCCTCTCTATCTACCGGATCGACGCGGTCGGCGACTTCCTCGACATCGTCGCCGAGGATGTCACGGTCACGAACCGGGACCCCGACTTCTCGGCGTCTACTGACGACTATCTGCCGGTTGTTTTCATGCAGGGCGAATGGCGGCCATTGAAGGCTGGCGGAGCTGGTGTCGGCGGCGACCCGGACGGATCAACGGACCGTGTCGACACACCTGGCCAGACGACCTACACCGTAGCGTCCGGCGTCTGGTTCGTGTTCGTCAACACGATTCTCACCGGGGGTTCGGTCACGATCACGCTACCGGCCAGCAACGACGGGCGGCTCGTCAGGATCCTGAATACCGGCGTCTTGATGATGCGCACCGTCGCCGTTACTTTCCAGTTCACCGAGACATCGGCGGGCACGTTGCTACTCGGTCCGGGTCAGTCCGTCGCGGTTGTCTACGAGAGCGGCACGGCGAAATGGTGGGGAGCATCATAGATGGCGGGTAGCGCTGACGTACAACACGGGCGGCCGCCAGGCTGGACGACTGCTGGACTCGAGACGACCGGTACGGCGGCCTGGAATCTGATCTCGACTATCGCGATTCCCACGGATTCGATGTGGTATCTCGAGATCCTCATCCTCGGTTTCGAGAGCGGCGGAACTGGCCGCGCGTGCTTCCGTCGCAACGTCTTCGTGACGAGGGCCGCGGGCTCGATCTCGGTCGAGACGTTCGACGCGCCGCTATCGAGGCGCGGAGGGCTCGCGACGGATGCGCGGTTTGTGGCGACCGGGCCATCGCTCTCCGTCAATGTCAAGGGCATTACAGGCCAAACCTGGGAGTGGGTCTGTCAGTACCAGTCGTTCGGGACTGAGGTCGTCTAGTGGCGATCCTCACGACGACGAGCCTCGCCGGCGTCGCGCTTTACGCGGTCGTCGATCACGACCCGGCGACCGTCGCGACGGATGTCCCTAAAGGTTCACTGATCCTGGACGACGCCAGCGGCTTCCTCTATCTGAAGCTGGACGACGGATCGACTACGAACCTAGCCCGCGTCTCCCAGGCCCTCGACACGATCAGCACGAAGACCTCGATCACGATCCCGAAGCCCTCGCGCCGGGTCATCGTCGACGCCGACGCAAGCGAAGGCCCGCTCATCGTCACGCTTCCGACGCTGGCCGAGGCGATGCCCGTGACCGGCTCGGGGTTCGCGGTCACGGTCCGGCGGAGCAACTCGGGCCGCGACGTCAAAGTCATCGGCCAGGGCGGCGAGACGATCCACGGCGAAGTAGAGGCGATCATTGCGACGCAGTACAGTAGCCTTACATTCTTCCCCGGCGGCGATGATTGGATGATGCTCAACGTGATCTTTCCCGACCCGGCCGAGACCTTGCGGCAGATCGAGTTGCTGAAAACGCTCCTGATCGAGGCGCGGAAAATGAACACCCACTTGGCGCTCCTCACAGACGTAGAAATGCGAGCTGAGGACGCCTTGCCAACATGAGGAATGACCAATGCAGATAGAAGACGGGGTAGGGCGCGGATTCCTCGTATCGGTTTCCGAAAGTCATCGGCTCAACGTCTCGGCGAAGACGGCGCCGCGGCCGTTCTACATTGCCCGCGACGACGGCCGGGCGTTCGCGCTCGACTCGATCGTCGCGAGCGCGGCCGCAGGAAACATCGTGCTCTATTTGAAGAACACTTCCGACACGCGCAACATGTTCGTGGACGTGATCTGTGTTTCGGCCTTGAACGCCGCGCTCTGGAAGCTGAGCGACGCGACAGGAACGGCCGCCGGCGGTTCCGTCCTCGTGCCTGGCAACCTCAACCGAGGGAGCAGCCTCCTGGCCGAGGTCGATTCGCGCGGCGATGGATCAGTCACGGGAACGGCGAGCAGTGCCAGGCTAGGCGCGGTACGTAGCGCGGCGTCGAGCAGTGCAGAGTTCACGTTCGGCGGTTCGCTGATCCTCGTGCCCAATCAGGCGATCCAGGTCGAGTACGACGCCGGCACGACGGGTGCGGCTGAGGTCGCGGCAGTCTTCCATTACGAGGACGTTGGACGAGCCAACTAGATGTCCTGTCGATTCACGCTCAAAGATGGCCGAGGAAGGCCGAATCAGGCCGGTGTCTCTGAGGATCATGCTGTACTTGTGACGGTTGTCCCGCCGGCCAACGCGATCGACCTGACCGACGACCAGCTAACCCGACGGAAGCTCTATAACGCGGCCCTCGTTGACGCTGGCGAATCGTCTGACATGAACGTCGACGGGTCGGTCACGCCGGTTGAGTTCTCGACAACCCAGCTATCAGAGCAGGTTGTGCACGTCCAAGAGTTGCGCTTCATTTTCCACGACTCGCAGCTCAACATGGACTCTAACGAGGCGCGGCGGTTCGGATCGGCGGCGGGGCTCGGAGGACTAACAAACGGCCTGACCGGCTTCCTAGTTCAGGGCGGCCAACAATTCGATATCATCATTGACCCGATTGCGCACATGGGGCAGTTCTTCACGTACAACGAGGGCATCAGGAACGTAATCGACGGGATCGCCGTTGGCACTGATCTACTCGTCTGGATCTTCCAGTTTTCTGTCGACCTGACGCTACCCGATGGCACTTTGGACAAGCTAACGATCGTCGTGAATGACGACCTGACCAGCATGACGCTATTCAAGGCGGTTGTTGTTGGTTGGCGGGAAGCGCGATGAGCAAATACAGTGACGACCTGGTCGACCTCTTCAAGGTGCCGACGGCACAAGCGGCCGATACAGACTTCGCGACCTTCACGCCGAATGAGCCGCATAGCACGATCCAGCTTTTGGCCGTGTTCGATACCGCCGTCGTCCTGGCGATCAGAGTCAAGCGCGGCGCCGATGAGGTCGACATGATTCTCAACGACGGCCAGGCCATTCCCGCCGGGCACATGTTCGAGGAGGAGATTGTTGGGCATGCGGTACCGAATGAGGCGCTTTCGTTCCGGATCTCGGCGCAGGCGAAGGTACTAAAGCTCCATGTCCTGGAGTGCAAGTAGATGCCGAAAACGAACAACAGCCGCGCGGCCTTGCTCGCGCAGCTCACGGGCGACAGTCCCGACCGGCGCAGTCTCAAGGCCGAGCTCATGGGCGACGCGCTGGCGCATCCACGCACGCATAAGGCAGGACTGACAGAGCGCGGGATCCTTGATGAAGCGGAAAAGATGGCCGACGCGATCATCGCCAGGGTCTGGCGTTGACCCTCGACCAGGTCGCCGACTTCATCGAGGCCGAAGCCCTCGATCATTCGAAGATGGCCGAGCGGTCGCCGTTCACCGATGAGGCGGCCGCCGCATTCGGCCGGGCCTGGCGGCTCGGTCGGTTCGTGACCCGGGCCCGGAACCTCGAGGGCGAGCTCGACCTGACCGACGACGGCACCGACTTCGAGCGGGTCGCGACCGTCTTGATCGACCTCGGCGCCAGCCTTCTCGGGATGCGGTGCGCCGATCCGGAGGCCGAGCAGGAGACGGCGCCGCATGCGGATGTCTCGGCGATCCCGGACCGCTACCAGGACTTCGCCACCAAGCTCACCTTGCTACAGCAAGAGCGCCGCATAGCCCTAGTGGGCGAGATCCAGATCCGGGAGCTGTGCCCGGAGGCCGAGCGGAAGATCGCCGACCAGGTCCGGCGGGCCTTCGAGGACGCGGCCCGGGAAGCGATCGGCGAGGTCCGCGGCTCGATCACGCCCGCAGTCGACGAAGCGATTCTCTTTCAATCCATTCGGTTTAGACTGCTAGGCGCCGGCACCGGGGATCTATCCTTCGAGGAGACCCCGGCCGAACGCGGTGCGGCCGAATCGGTCGCGAACACCCTGAACCTGCTCCTACAAGGGATGTCATCATGAGCGCAGACCTGAACCAATTGACGCAGATGGCATACGGCCACGCTGCGAAGATGACCCGCGGGGCGGACTTCCCGTTGTGGGCAGACCTCGGCGAAGAGACCCGGTCGGCGTGGCGGCTGGCCGTCGGGATCACTCTCGGGCTCGAGGAAGATCCGATGCCACCGGCGCCGCCGCCCGTAGACGATCGCGAACCGGATGCAGATGAGGAGGGCTACTAGATGGCAAGGAAAGTACGGAACCTGGTAGACCTCTTCGACGATGCTGCGCCCGGCGCCAACGTCGAGATCCCCGGCGCTACCGTCGTCGTGAGCGGGAGCAGGCCGGCGAACATCCGGCATTCCTATCGCGTCCAGTTCGCGAACGCTACGGTGCTCAAAGCGATCGTGTCCCGTAGCGGGGCGGCGGACCAGACGATCCTCTTCAACGAGGGCACGGCGCTAGCGGCCGGCGCGGGCTACGAGTTCGAGGTCCCGGTCCTGCCCGGGGAAAGCTGGGAGCACCAGATCGGGACGGACGGCGCCATCGCGTTCTTCACGATCGACGAGGTAACCGAAGGCGGAGACGCATGAGCGCGCGCAACGGAAAGAAGAAGGCGATTGCGAAGAAGCGGGGCGCGAAGAAGGCGGCCGCCAAGAAAGCCGCTCCGCGCAACCGGCTCGACGATGCGCGCAAGGTTCTCGAGGACCAGCAGCGCGAGCAGGCCGAGCGGATCGAGGCGTGCCAGGATGCGGTACAGCGCGTCCTGGAAAGCCACGGTTGCGGGCTCTTCGCCGCGCTCGTGATCCAGGATGACCAGACGATTCGCGCGGTTCCGCGCGTCGGGATCGTTGAGGAGTCGATGACATGAGAGCACGGCCACCGATACAGGGCAGGGTCGACGCGAGCGGCGGCCCGGGTTCCGACACGACCGCTTGGCACCGGGGCGGCGACGCGATCGGTGCCGCGGCGAAGATGGGAAGCACCGACGCGTTCGACGTGCAACTCGTTCGCGGCGACGTTCGGATCGCGGACCTACTCGCCGGCGGCATGACGGTGAATCCGTCGAGCGGCAATCTGGATCTCGTCATCAACGACGACGCGGGCGAGTTCGGGCGGTTCGATGCGGACGCGTCCGAATTCGGCCTCGTCAACGATACGGCGAATAAGCCTGTCCTGAGCATGCACCAGTACAGCAGCGCGGGCGCTACCGACTGTCCACAACTTCGGCTCAGGCGGCATCGCGGAACAAAGGCTAGCCCCGCTGACGTTGCTGTCAGTGACTCGCTAGGGTGCGTCGTCTTCGAGGGCACGGACAACACCGCCACATCCGTACCGGTCGCAGAGGTCCGGGCGTCTCAAACGTTCGCTCCGGATGCCGCAGCTAGCTGGCAACCGGGCGCGATAAATTGGGGAGTCGGCAACCAGGCTAACGCCTTGGTTCCCATTTTCCGAATCGGTCACGAGGGCGGAACCGGAGGGGCGCTTACTCTCAATCCGGCTGCCCGATCTGACGTGATTATGTCGATGACCAAAAGCGGGGGGGGTCCCGCTCTCATCATCGACCCAAGGGCGGGATCAGTTCCCACGATCAAGCTAGATGGCGGAGTGGAAGCCAGCCCGGCCATCACTTCGATCGCTGACCTGAACACCGGGATCTGGTGGTCCGGGTCGAATGACGGGATTTTCTCCTTCTCGTCTGACGGCGACCGTAAGGTCCAGGTATTCGGTTCTGGGCTCATGGTCAATCCGGACTTCAACGCGGCTAGTGAGTTCAGAGTCAACGCGAACAGTAGCGGCGTAACTTTCAGGGTCGACAACGCGAGTATCGGATTCTTCCAGCTCGGCGTCGCGACTCAGCAGACGGTTACAGGTTCGCGTGGCGGAAACGCTGCGCTAGCTAGCCTACTGACAGGACTTGCCGCTTACGGGCTCGTAGTCGACAGTAGCACCGCGTGAGATTCGGCCGCATGACCCCCGAGCAGTCCCGGGCCTGGCTGATCTGGCTCGCGATCATGGGCCTTGCCTGGCTCGGGCTGCTCGTGATCAAACTCAACGGAGGGCTTTGAAGAATGGCGAAACTCACGCCGGTTCGCGTCAATCTAGAAGTGGAGGCGAAGCCGGGCTACAAAACCACCGAGTTCTGGCTGACCGCCGCCGTTACTCTGCTCGCTGCGATCGCCGGCATGCTTCCGGAGGGCACGCTAGCCTCGCAAATCGTCCTGGCCCTGATGGCGGCCGCGTCGGTTTTTGGCTATGGCGTCTCCCGAGGGATGGTCAAGGCGTCGGCGATCCGGTCGGCTTTCCATACCGACGATGGGCAGTCGGGGTCCTCGTCCTGATATGGGCCGTCAACTTCTTGCACTGGTTCTAGTCGCTGCCCTCGTCGGGTGCTCCTCGTACGGCCCGGCCGCCGAGCGCGTCGACAAGGAGAGCCTCGCATCGATCAAGGCCTATGCGGCGAACATGAAAACGGCCGTTGCGGGGCTCCTCGAGTGGGGAGTCGCGGCGGAGTTGCGCGGGCTCCGCGCCGAGACCGAACTCGCGATCGCCGAGGAAGTCGCCGAGGTCGAAGTGCTCGACCAGGTCGTCGAGGATGAGGAGGGCGTGATCGTAGAGGTCAAGACCCGGCTCATGTCCTACATCGCGCCGGCGGTCGCCAAGGCAGCGGCGGCCCTCGCGATGGAGCAGGCCAAGGGCATCTTCGATGCGGTCGCGGGGTTCCGCGAAGACGTGGCCGGGGCAGAGGGCGACCTGCACGACGCGCTCATGCTCCGGAGCGAACTGGCGCGGGTCCTTCGGGCCGGCGGCATGGATGATCCGGAGCAGATCGAAGCCCTATCGGAAGCGCTGGCCCGCGAGCTGGCGAGGAGGTGAACCGTGGCACGACGAGGACTTGATCGACTCCGGGACCGGAAGCCAACGGCCGTCGACCTGGCGGCCATCGGCGACCGGATCAAGCCGAAGCGGCTGACCGACGAGGAACG